TTCATATGGTGATTTATATTTTAATAAAACATTAAATGATTGGGCTGGTTTTGATATAAACAAAAGAACAAAATTTGATGCGGCTATTAGCTCAGGACTAGCAATTATGGCGTGTAATAAAAATATGTATGCACCAGCTGCAATTAGAACAACTAAAAAACTAGAATTTGGTTTTAAAAAATATAGTAATAAAGGAGTAATATCCAAAATATTAAAGTAAATGGCAAAAACACACCCAACAGGATTATTTCCTAGTCAAGCAGTATCTGACGCAGAGAAAGCAAGTTTAGAGTATGGAACTAAAGTTGGAATAGCTATTGAATCAGAATGGTTTAAAAGAGATTCTGGTACATCAAGATATCAATCAAATAGAGAAAATTTTCATAGGTTAAGACTTTATGCAAGAGGAGAGCAGTCAATACAAAAATATAAAGATGAATTATCTATAAATGGTGATTTATCATATTTAAATTTAGATTGGAAACCTGTACCTATTATACCAAAATTTGTAGATATAGTAGTAAATGGTATTGCTGAAAGAATGTATGATATAAAAGCATATTCTCAAGATCCATCTTCTGTTAAGAAAAGAACAGATTATATGGATAATATTTTAAGAGATATGCAGGCTAAAGAATATATTGAAGAAATAAAAGGTACTTTAGGCATTGATACTTTTAAAACAGATCCTACAAAGCTTCCAATGGATGAAAATGAACTGGGTGTTCACATGCAAATGGAATATAAGCAAGGTATTGAAATTGCTCAAGAAGAAGCTATTAATAATGTTTTAGACAAAAACAAGTATGAATTAATAAAGAAAAGGCTTGACTATGATATAGCTGTTATTGGAATGGCTTGTGTAAGAAACGGTTTTAATAAATCAGAAGGAATTAAAATTAATTATGTTGATCCTGCTGATATTGTTTATTCTTTTACAGAATCTCCATATTTTGATGATTTATATTATGTGGGTGAAATTAAAAAAATAAGCATTGTTGAACTTAAAAAACAATATCCTAATATTACAGATGACGAAATTGCTACGATAGAAAAAAATGGGTTAGGATCGGGTCATTTATTATATAATAAATCATATGGTGCAATAGACGGCGATGATGAAGGATTTGTGTATGTATTATATTTTGAATATAAAACTTACAAAAATCAAATTTATAAAATTAAAAATACTGTATCAGGCGGTAAAAAAGCAATTAAAAAAGATGACAGTTTTAATCCTCCTGCAGATCAAAGAGCTAGATTTGAAAAAGTAAATAGAGCAATTGAAGTTTTATATACTGGTGCAAAAATAATAGGTAGCCAAAATTTATTAGAATGGAAGCTTGCTGAAAATATGACAAGACCTAAGTCTGATACTACAAAAGTTGAAATGTCATATAATATTGTAGCGCCTAGAGTATATAAAGGAAGATTAGAATCACTTGTTAGTAGAATGACAACATTTGCTGATATGATTCAATTAACGCATTTAAAGCTACAACAAGTATTAGCTAGAATGGTTCCAGACGGTGTATTTTTAGATGCAGATGGTATAGCGGAAGTAGATTTAGGTAATGGAACAAATTATAATCCGCAAGAAGCGTTAAATATGTATTTCCAAACAGGTTCTGTAATTGGTAGATCAATGACGCAAGATGGTGAATTTAATAATGGAAGAGTACCAATACAAGAGCTGCAAACAAATAGCGGAGGAGCAAAAATTAATTCATTAATTACTGCATATAATTATTATTTACAAAATATGCGAGATGTAACAGGTTTAAATGAAGCAAGAGATGGCTCAACACCTGATAAAAACGCATTAGTAGGATTACAAAAAATTGCAGCAGCAAATTCTAATACAGCAACAAGACACGTTTTACAAGGTGGATTATACCTTACTCTTAAAACAGCAGAAGCTATTTCTTTAAGAATATCAGATGTATTAGAATACGGAAATACAAACAACTCATTTATAAATTCATTAGGAAGATTTAATGTAGCTAATTTAAAAGAAGTAGCAGAGTTACATCTTCATGATTTTGGTATATTTTTAGAGCTAACTCCTGATGAAGAAGAAAAACAACTTCTTGAAAATAATATACAAGCATCATTACAAAAAGATCAAATAAATTTAGAAGATGCAATTGATATTAGAAATGTAAAAAATTTAAAGCTCGCTAATGAATTATTAAAAGTAAGAAGAAGAAAAAAATTAGAACAAGATCAAGCTATAGCCGCAAGAAATATAGAATTACAATCTGAATCTAATGCGAAATCAGCAGAAGCAGCGGCGGCAGTAGACATTCAAAAAAATACTGTTTTAACCGAAAATAAAGTTAAAATGAATCAAGCTCAAGTTCAGTTTGATATACAAAAATTAGAAAGAGAAGCTGCAATTAAAAAAGAGCTTATGCTGCATGAGTTTCAGCTAAACGTAAAGCTTAAAGAAATGGATTTACGAGTAATTAATGATAAAGAAAAGTACCGTGAAGATAGAAAAGATAAAAGAACTAAAATCCAAGCTTCACAGCAGTCCGAGCTTATAGAACAAAGAAAAAACAATACGCCTCCAAAAGATTTTGAATCATCAGGATTTGATACATTAGGCGGATTCGGTTTAGAACAATTTGAACCAAGGTAAAAAACTTTAACCTTAAATAAAGTTAATTAATTATATTATATTATGTCAGAAGAAATAAAAGCAAAAGTTGTAGAGGAAGAAAATCCATCTATAGCTGAAAAAGAAACAAAAGTACTTAAAAAAATAGGTGCTGATACTGGTAATGATACTGTTACCAAAGTAGATTTAAGGCAACCTTTAAAAAAAGAAACAGATGCCGTTCAAGAACAAAGCACAGATGAAAGCGTGTTACGCGGAAGCGGCACGGATGAAAAAGCAGGGGAAGAAGCCGAAGTGGAATTGCAAGAAGTACAGCAAGAAGAAAATCAGCTGACTTTAGAAGAAGTAATTGAAGAAGAAGCTAAGGAAGAACCTAAAGAAAAAGTAGAGGAAAAAATAGAAGAAGAAAAAATTACTCCTGAAGTTGAAAAATACGATGAAGTAAATATACCAGATAATATACATGATCTAATACAATTTATGAATGAAACAGGTGGCACAGTAGAAGATTTTGTAAATTTAAATAAAGATTATGCCTCATATGATAATAATCAAATTATTAAAGAATATTATAATAAAACAAAACCTCACTTAGATTCAGAGGAAATAAATTTTTTAATAGAAGATAGATTTTCATATGACGAAGAAGTAGATGATCCTAAAGAAATAAAAAGAAAGCAAGTTGCTTATAAGGAGCAAATAGCTGAAGCAAAAGAATATCTTGAAGGACAAAAAAATAAATACTATAAAGAGGTAAAAATAAACGGTAGTTTAAGCAAAGAGCAACAAAAAGCTATTGACTTCTTTAATAGATACAATACTGAGCAACAAGAAATTGCTCAACAACAAACACAAGCGACAAATCAATTTAAGATGAAAACCAACGAGGTTTTTAATCAAGAATTCAAAGGTTTTGATTTCAAAGTTAATGATAAAAAATTTAGGTATAATCTTAAAGATGTTGAAAATGTTAAAAATACTCAAATGGATATTATGAATATTGTAGGTAGTTACCTCGATGATAATAATAAACTAAGTGATGGGTATGGTTATCATAAAGCATTATTTGCCGCTAAAAACGCCGATAATATTGCAAATCATTTTTATCAGCTTGGTAAAACAGAAGCCATAAAAGAAATTTCGTCTGAATCCAAAAATATAAATATGGACCCAAGACAAACAAGTTCAGGCGTTGTTGAATCAGGTGGTATAAAAGTAAGAGCAATATCCGGTGACGATAGTTCAAAACTACGTATAAAACTTAAAAAGTAATAATAATTAAAAATATAAATTAAAATGGCAGCAGTAACTCCTGTAGCTGGTGGTAGTTTAAATTCTACTCCAGCTCCAGTTAAACAAACTCTATCATCAAACTACCTATCATTCACAGGTGGTTCTAATGATTGGTCTCAGCAGTATTTACCAGATTTATATGAGCAAGAAGTAGAAGTATTTGGAAACAGATCAGTTGCTTCTTTCTTAAGAATGGTAGGTGCTGAAATGCCTATGACTTCAGATCAAGTTGTTTGGTCAGAGCAAGGCAGACTACATTTACATTACAAAGGCGCAGCAGTAACAGACGCCGGTGTAATTACAATTGCAAGTGCAGGAACTCACGCAGTAAGAGTTGGACAAACTATTGTTCTTAGTGACAATCAAGCTACTCCAACTGTTATTAAAGCGTATGTGTCGGCAATTGCAAGTGACAACACTACATTAACAGTTATTCCTTATTCAGGAGGCGCAACAGTTGGTGCAGTAACAGGATTTGATACAGCAACTGACAACGCAGCAAATACTTGTGATTTCTTCGTTTTTGGTTCTGAATTCAAAAAAGGAACAGCAGGTATGACTAATTCAGTTCAACCTTCTTTTGCTTCTTTAACTAACAAACCAATTATCATTAAAGATAAATACGAAGTATCAGGATCTGACGCTTCTCAAATTGGTTGGGTTGAAGTAACAGGAGAACAAGGTCAAACTGGTTACTTATGGTACTTAAAAGCTGAAGGTGACACAAGACAAAGATTTGAAGATAACCTTGAAATGGCAATGGTTGAAGGTGAATTTGCTAAAGCAACAGGTGGTGTAGATTCTATTTTAGGAACTGCAGCGGCTGATGACACAGCAGGTACAGAAGGTCTTTTTGCAGCAGTAACTGCAAGAGGTCACGTTACAACAGGTATTGCGGGTTCTTCAACAGCAGATGATTTAGGCTCATTTGATGAAATACTTAAAAAATTCGATGCACAAGGTGCTATTGAAGAAAATATGTTATTCATTAATAGAGATGTTTCATTAGCAATTGATGACATGCTAGC